TGCACCTACTTTGAAAGCAGTTTTTGAGAAGTTATCAAGAGATTTATTGGCTTTGTCAAAGCCACTAGACATTTTTTTAGATGCACCATCTACAGATGTTTGTGCTTTAGCAAGACCTTTCTGTAAGTCAGAAATATCTGCCTGTATCTTTACAATTAATTTATCTAATTCAGTAGCCATATCAACAATCAGGGTACATTTGTTTTAATTCTTCCAACTCATCTCTATCTATTGGAGATTCCTTGTTTCCATTATATTCTTTAAAACCAGTGATTGCCATAGTGATTTCTGTAATTGACATATTCCAAAATTGGTCAGGTGGAATGTGTATCATGCCAACACATATTTCATACCATCTTTCTACAGGTAAAGTTTCTTTTCCTGTTAGCTTTCGCTTTTTTTTTCTTGCTCACTCATTTCCTCTTCGCCTGAGTTCAAAGCTAATGCTAATAAATCGCCAACAATTACTATCGCTTTTTGAAAACCTATCTGAGAAACTAATCTTTTGACTTCTTTATCGTCTATGTCATTGCCACCACTTCTGATTGCTAATGTAATTATAGTGATAATTTCAGAGAGTGTTAAATCTCCTGTACCGAGTTTCTGTGCTGTTTTATAAAAAGAAACACCGATAGCAGTTTCTATCTGTAACATAGTATCAAGCGACATTTTCGCCTTGTACGATACATTATTCGGAAAGTTTACTGTCTTTTCTGCTCTTATTAGATTTGTCATTGTTTTTTACCTCTATCAATAGTTTAAGTGTTTCGTTTCTTTCGCCAACATCTTCTGATGATAATACTTTATAATCTTTAGAATCTATTGTAACACTATCTGCTTTTTGATGTTTCAAATCAAATGCCATTTCAATTTCTATCATGTCATTAGAAATATTCATCATACAAGGACATTCCTTGCCACCGATAATTATTTTCTTATTTTCCCACATTAGACTGTCGCTATAGTTACTGCACCAGCACTTTCGAAAGTCAAAGAATATTGGGCTGAATCATTATATTCGCCTGAGTACTCCATGCTCGTCACTTGAAATGCACCTGTGAATGTATTGAAATCAGGAACAAGAAACTGATAATTTGAGAATGTACTCGCACTAAAAGCTGTCAATACACTTTGATGAGTAGCACCATCATCAAATATTCCACTTCCTGAAACACTAAATGATTTAATACCAGCATTTGCTAATAATGTTCTCACTCTTGAACTGTCTTTATTTGTTATGTCTATTGTTTCAGAATTAATTGTGATAGATGTACTTCTCAAAGCACCAATAGTAGTGAAAGTTTCTGGGCTACCAGCATTTCCTATCTTCATTAATACTGCACTTCCTTTCTGAACTGCCATAATTTACCTCTTTTTTAACTATCGTAGATTGTAAAGTCTACATTTACTATTCCATGCCTTGTGATACCATCAACTTCTACCATTGTTGTAGTTGTGTTTACATAACTCATGACAGAATCAGCACCACTCACACTTATACTAACATTATTCACTAAATTGTAAATTCTTTCCATAACTTCTTTAATTTGTTTCTGCCCACGATATTGTGACCAAACTTCTATGTTTAGATTGTAAATATTGCCATCTAGAGTATTTGTACCAGCATCACTTATTGTTTCCATGCCTATGACAACATATGGGTATGCACTATCTTGTGGTGCAACACTATCATATATTCTACCATCTCCAATCAAAGTATCTAAGGAACTATCCCCTGATAATAAAGTATAAACTGCTGATTGTAAGTCAAAAGAGTGATAACCCATTATTTTAATCCTATATTTTTAGCAAACATTTTACCGAATATTTTTGTATTTTGATATGCACGACTTCTCTTGCCCATAAAAAATCTATCTAATTTTTTTTCTAGTCTTTCTGAGTACTCAACATTCGTACTAACTAAACCCTCTCCTTGTCTTAGTCTTTTATATTGTATACTAGTTCTTAAAACTCCAGTATCGACTCTTGGTGGGTTTCCTCTAGATGAGGCTACATGCTCTATATTACCTCTTTTATAAGTTTTGCCTGTCGCTGGGGAAGTAGTCATGCCTAAAGCTATTTGATTCCTAAAATAGCTACCTGTTGCATCTACCCAACGATTTTGTCGAGTTTTATATTGTTTTGTAACTTTATTGACTCTCTTACGAATATCAGATGTTATTGCTACTTTAATTCCCAAATGCTACACCCTCTGTTGCTGTTATTTCATGAAACCTTTCTCTACCCTCATCTAATATTTTTATGCTGGTGATTTCAAATGCTTTTGACCTATGCAATAATCTATATTTGGTTGTGAGTGATGAATAATATCTGATAGTGAATTTAAAACTAGATGTTGCTCTGAGCTGGTCTCCGAATAAACCCTCAGTACCTGACACATTTTCTACTTTACCCCAAACTGTCGTCTCAGTAGTCCATGTAGTAGAACGACCACCACCAGCATCTACTGAGCCACCTAGTGTTTGGAGAGAAACTCTATTTCTGAACTCTCCTAATTCCATGATTAGCTTAACACTCCATATCGTGAGTTTGTTTTGTAAGGATTCGTAGATAACTGTGTAATTCTATATGGTGTTAATAATTGTGTAGCTGATAAAGGTGCTTTAATACTTTGCATAGAGTCTCCTCTGTGTTCAAACAGATAAGTTCCATACAGTAGACAAGCTTGTTTTATTTGTTGTGGAACATTACTTGCACCACCATATCCAGCAACATATTGTATTTCGAAACCATTCGTTGGTCTTAGTCCTGTAGGATAAGATATATTTCTTTTTAAACAAAACCTACTAGGAACACTAGCATTATCTAGTCTGTAATTCGTTGTCGCCCATGTTGTTGCTGTATCATCATCAGAATAATATTTTACATGACTTATAGAGGCTACTGGCGAGAAAGGTAAAATGATATGATTTTTAGCATAATTCATATCAACACCATCATAAATGCCCTCTTGTAAAGGTATATTTTGGTCAGCTAAGTCATCAATGAACAACTGATATGTCGTTGTGCATAAAGTTCTTCCTGTATATTCTTTTGCCCATGAATCTACTGCTTGTTTAATAATACCAAGAACAGTATCATCATCTGATGAGTCTACTTTCAAATATGCTTTTAACTCAGCTAGAGTTATTGCATTATCTGTTTGTGCTGTATGTATTTTTAATCCAGCCATAATTATCTCTGAT